GATAAAGTCTCCAGGATATCTAGGAAAAGATAGTAGGGCTACTTTGCCTAAGTCTGGAAAACGACTGTCTACGGACGCACGGAAGGCTTTATAGATGTTGTCTGCGGTCTTTCCTTGCTCATTACCTGTACCCACTTCCTGAGAGAAACCTGAAATCTCGTCAAGTACTGCTAGCAGAAGGTTTAGACCTTCGTGAGATTCTCTTTCTGAGTGACCAGAATAAACAGTAATAGCCTTATTAAACTCTATGCTATCTACCTTAGCGTAATACTTTCCAGCAAACCATGGCGACTTTTCTACTTTAGTTTTAAGTCCTTTAAAAAATACGTTCTTAGCCTGTTGTGCGTTGATAGCGATATTGATAATATCGATAGCATCTCCAGATGGTTTGCCATAGTAGCGAGCAGGGTCTTTTAAGCAAAGTAATTTATAAACAACATAGGAACAAGCAACGGTAGATACGAAGTCCTTACCACTACCCTTACCAAGCTGTAGGATAACTTCATTCTTAGTATATTTAGCAAAGTGTCTACGACCTTCTTCTTCACCCATAATTTCAATAAGTTCTTCTAGCCTATAGATTTGACTCATAGCTTCTACAATGTCATATTGTATCTCCGATAGTGATGGTTGATTTAGATAGTACTCGCCTTCAACAAATGTTTTTACATCTACTGGCTTTTCTTCAAATACATTGCTCTTTAGTACTTCAATAAAATCATTGAACATCGTGGACAATTGTAATTACCTCTTGTTCTTTTGATACCGCAGATAGTCTACGCATAATTTCATCTCGTACCTGTGGGTATTCGGAAGCAACGTCACGCAAGATACCAACAAGGATATCCTGTCTACGCTCAATCTCTATCATTTCTTCTGCAAGTTCTTTGTTCTCTAGCAAACCAGCCTTCTGTAGCATATCGATACGCTTAGTTTCAATATCTAAAACAAGTTTAATAGCACCTGTCTTAGCACCAAGATTAGCAACAGTAGTAGCATCGTCAATAACTTCATACGCTTTCTTAATAAGTTTATTAAAGTGTGCATCAGCACCAGCTAAAGCTTCTTTTGCTCTAGCACGAATTATAGAGTTATCCGCTGCAAGGGACTTCCACTGATTAATGTGTGCAACAACTTTATTTCTAGATAAGGATAGTTCTTTGGATATTTCTGTTTCACCAACACCCTGCAAATATTTTTCAACAACCTTGTTCATCTCGTCAAGGTGTTCAACTGTTAATGCTTCAAGCGACATTTTTCTTTCTTCCTCGCTTTACTGGAATTCTTTTTACCCTGTCAGGATAGAATGAACGCCAAGATGAAGCCTTGCCTTTCTCTAGTTCAAAACAGTCTACCCACGACACACCTGTTTCAGTATTCGTGACAAGACTATCAAACTGGAATTTTAAGCCATGTTCTCCATCTATCTTAATGATATCACCTTTAGCAATTATAAAATTGCCAAATTGAAGGCTATGTTCTCTACTAAACTTAGTAGTCTGTGGCTTACTTGCTTTAACCTTTTTCATCTCTTAGACTTCCTTAATCCAAACTTTGCTAAATATACATAGATTGTTTCTGATGTTGCTCCACACTCTTTAGCTATTTCTTCTGGTGTTTTCTTATCTATCCAATACCGTTTGCGTAGCCACGCTTCATTAGTGTAAAATTTATTTGCCATTCTAATATCCTCCAAAAGCCTTAGTCCAATTATGAATAGCCCAATGCCCAATAGCACAAGCATCAGCCACATCATCATCTGTTAGTTGCTTATCATAATTAATATTAACAAAGTTAATTGTTCTTTGTTTACGAATATTTCGTTCCTCATTCTTTAGCCAGGAATTAGATTTCTTGGGATTATCTTTAAGTACCTGCAACTTTTCTTCTTTGGTTAGCTTCTTATTTCCAATATAGTTTTGCCAAGTGATTGGAGATACAGAACCTATATACTTTACCCCAGACATAGAAGCAGCACCCAGCAACGCACCCTGGACCATAGCTAACTGAGCAGCAGTCTTAGGGCTATTCATAAACACTGTGTGCTCAATTACAATCGTGTCAAAATCAAAGTTGTCAAAGAACATTTTGGTTTTCTTGGCGGCATCCATAACTTTTTCATAGGTGTTGCTACCACTAAAAGATATCTTGCCACAAGCAGTAATTTTACCATTGTCAAATATTGCAAATGCTAGACTATTAGTACTAGCATCAATAGCACAAAACTTCTTAGAGTTCGATTTTACCATTTACAATTCCTTTAATCTCTCTTAGAACATCTCTAACTTCATCAGGAACTACCTCGCAAGATTGACAAATAATTTCATCTGTATACATAGATAGTTTTTTACCACAATTTTTGCAAAACCTGAGTTTGCCAGCACGTTTTTTTATCTTATCTCTTACATACTTTTCAGCAATCTTTTCTTTAGTTGCTAGCTCTCTACATTCAGCAGAGCAATATATCTGATAAGATAATTGTGTTTCAAATTGATGGTCACACCAACTACAGTATTTGATTTTCATCTAATGGCTCCAGAGAATTTAGTTTTATCTCTCCAGAACCAGCAGCATCACAAGCTTCCCTAATAGGACATGCCTTGCAAATTTTTGAATTAGAACGATAGTTCTTAGTAGGCAATGTTTTATTCTCCCATGCCTTACGAACCTGTCGCATCCATTCAAATGTGTTCTCTACCCACTCATACATGTATGTATTTAATTCAATAGGAAAAATCAACAGTTCGTGATTGTTCTTATTTTCATAAATCAATACAGATTTGTTCTTGTTTAAAATCTTCATATAGATTAACAACTGGATAACGTGTCCAGTCTTAGGCTTCCCTGCCAATTTTCTATACTCAAAGCCTTCGTTAGGCATTGTCTTGATTTCCCCAAGCAACTCTTTGTCTTCCCAATTAAGCAGAACGTCACCAAATCCAAAGATTGGTGGGTCATTATAGGTGACTTTAAATTCTGAATCAACAAGAAGACCAGGAACATTCTTCATAGCTTCCTGAATTCTTTCATGCGACTTTGTACCAGCAGTCATATTTGCAGCACCATAAGCATCTGCGTTATCTGTAAATACTGCACCTTCAAAAGCAAGATACCAATACCTTGGACACTCACCAAAAGCGTAAGCAATAGTGCTAGGTGCAAATGTTTTCTTCTGTTGAAACTTATCTACACGATTAACAGTATATCCAGAATTAATCTTAGCAATCAATTCTTCTTTGTTGATAAACGATGGTTTGCTTGCAGGATTGGTTTCTACTTTTTTTATCATAACTTGATTTAATAAATTTTTAACCATGGTATCTTAGCGAGTAATATATTTAAGTGCTGATACCAAGTCATTAATTGCTTCGGCAGCAGTGAAGTAAATATTTTTCTTCGCCCTATCTCCTTTTTCTACGTTAACCATCCATGTGGCTTTGAGAGACATCTTGGCAGCAATTGCTTGCAAGCGTACTATCTCTACTGTTGCAACGTTTAGTGGAATGTCTGGCTTCAAGATTACCTTTGCTACAAAAGTTAGTGCTGTGGTAAGCTCTTCATCATTCATAAAGTCAGCAATCTCTGAAAGACCATTGACCATCTCTAGTGTTGTTTTAGTTTGTTCTATATTTTCCATTTTGTTTCCTTAATGTTATAATACTATTATACACCATCGTTGAGTATTTGGTCAAGCAGGGATAGCTCAATGATTGCTAGTCTTGTTTTAATACCATTCTCACCAATGACCACAACAATAGCAGGGTCATTACCATTACGAATAGCATCTGTAGTAGCCTTAGCCCAGACATCTTTATTTAAAGTAAAAGACTTACCCACTTCCTTAAAGTCAACTGTAAAGTTTTCCCAGGAAGCATCTCCCTTATGAGTTCCACGACCAGAGTTCTTGTGCTGTTTAGCACCAATACGCTTACTCTCGCTTTTCTCGCTCATAGTCTTTCTTCTTTTTCTTTGTCTGCAAACTCACTTGGCTTAAATGCTTATCTGGACACATCCAAGTAATCAGCTTGTCTTGTGCATACATTCTCACTGTCTTTACTTCTACCTTACAGGTATGGCAAGGAAATGAGCCAGGATAGATACTATACTTTCCCATTTACCTTTGCCTTGATTTCATCTTGTAGGTCTAAGTCTTCTCGTACTCTTGCTACAAATTTATCCCTACCCTGTAATTTAGAACCATCGGGAAGGATATACCAAGCACCTGTACGTTCTACAATGCCCATCATCTCTGCAGTATCAACCAAATCACCAATGCTGTCAATACCAACATCACCTCGAAAATAGAAATCGTATTCTCCAGATTGGAAGGCTGGCGATGTCTTGGAAAACTGGACTTCCCAACGAACTTTCCTACCAACCTTTTCTTCAATGAGTTTATCGCCAACTGCAATCTTGCCTTTAATTGCTTGATTGTCTGATTCGGAACTGAATAATTTGATAACCGTAGATGAATAAAACTTAGTAGCTTGACCACCTGAAGGCTGTTGGCTAGTATACATAGCAGAAATATTATTACGAGATTGCGAAATAAGTACCAAAAGGGTTGGCTTAACTTTATTGTTAGCATAGTTAAGCATCTTCCAAGCGTTACTAAAATCTCTAGACTCTGCACCAATTTGTTTAGTGTTTTCCAACTGTTTAAGTTCATCTGAATCCTTCTCAAAATAAATAGCAGGTAGCAATGATGTAATAGAGTCAACCACAATTAGGTCTACTCCAGCAGCCATTAAGTTAGTTCCTACATCTACCATCTCGTTAATTGTTCTTGCTTGTGATACGATTAGGTTTTCTGTATCTACCCCAAGAGCTTTAGCCCATTCTTCTGAATAGGACATCTCTGCATCAATCCAAGCACACAACTTGCCTTCCTGCTGTGCCAAAGCAATCATCTGCAAGCATAGCGAAGACTTAGCAGAAGACTTGCTACCCCAAATCAAAACCTGTCTACCATAAGGCAAGCCACCATTCAATGCACGATTTAGACCAAAGCTAGGTGTAGCCTGATACTCTGTCTTAAAGCCAACACCAGTAGTAAGGTTCTTTCGAATGCGTGGGTCTAGTTGTGCCAATGCTTCTTCTATTGTTGTCATTAAAACCTAACCCCATGTTTCTCTGGTCTAGTCTTATTAAATCCAGTCTTGTTTTCAAATGCGTAATCTAGCGATACATTGGTATATCCTTGTTCAACTAAACCAGCATACAGGTCCAGGGTACGAATAAGAAT